GAGCTTACAGGTGGCCATTCGTGGGACAGTATCCCTGACAGCCTACAAAACGCAATTGAAGAACGCGAGGCATCGTCTTAACGAGGCACCGAGGCGTCGCATTCTTCAGATGGTTCAACCCTTAAGTTAGCGCTTATGGGAAATCTCCCCGCCATAAAACTCGGTCCCGCCAGTGTTCGTCTGTCCCGCAGAAAACGGGATAAGTCGGGTGCAAACAGTGTGCTCAGAATAGGCCCGTTTCGTTTTCCAGGCGCTTTTATCCAGCAACTGGCAAATGGTCGATGGCATGTGCTGCGACGCACCACCAAGAACCGCTACCCCATTGAAGTGGTCAGCATTCCCCTGGCTGTTCCCCTTACAGAGGCCTTCCGTGCGGAGTTGCCCCGTCTGATGGACGAAAACATGCCAGCAGTTATGCGCCAGAACCTGCAAAACCAACTGAGGTTGATACTCAAACGATGAAACACCCGCAGATACGCGCCGCCGTTCTGACGGCCCTGAAACGCAGTATTACAGAGCAAATAACCTGGTTCGACGGCCGTCCGGGATTTCTGGAAGAAGAAGATCTGCCTGCTGTAGCCGTCTATCTGACAGACGCGAGAACTTCAGAAGATAGCGTGGATGAAGATATGTGGACTGCACTGCTGCATATCGAGGTCTTTTTGAAGGCAAAAGAGACCGATTCCGCTCTGGATGCCTGGATGGAAGAAAAAGTGTACCCCGCTCTGGCTGATATCCCAGAATTGCTGCCCCTAATCGAACTGATGAATGCAAATGGCTATGACTATCAGCGAGATGAGGAAGTGATGATGTGGGGATCAGCCGATCTCAGTTATTCAATCAGCTATGTAATGTGAGGATCCTATGGCCACACCAAACCCGCTGGCGCCAACAAAAGGTGCTGGTACCACCCTATGGGTTTACACCGGAACCGGTGACCCCTATGCCAACCCGCTTTCAGATGTTGACTGGCTGCGTCTGGCAAAGATTAAAGACCTGCAGCCCGGTGAACTGACCGCCGAATCTGAGGATGACACCTACGTCGATGATGAGAATGCCGACTGGACATCAACGATGCAGGGGCAGAAATCAGCCGGTGAAACCAACCTGACGCTCGCGTGGATGCCGGGAGATTCCGGTCAGCAGGACCTGGTGAACTGGTTCGATGAGGGCACCGTGAGGGGATATAAAATCAAATACCCAAATGGTGTCGTCGATGTGTTTAAGGGCTGGGTGAGCAGCCTCGGTAAAACCATATCTTCCAAAGAGGTCATGACCCGCACGGCCAAAATCACCAACAACGGCAAACCATCGCTGGCTGAGGACAGCGGTACCGCGCCGATTGCTGTCACGGGGATCAGTCTGGATAAATCCACTGCAGCTGTAGCGGTCGCAGCCACAACGCAACTGGTGGTTTCAGTCCTTCCGGCCAGTGCGTCAGATAAATCCTTCCGCGTAGCCAGCTCTGATCCTTCAAAAGCAACGGTCACCGTTAACGGCAATACCCTGACTGTCACCGGCGTGGCGGCGGGCACCGTAGAAATCATCGTTATGAGCAATGACGGTAACTTTGTGGCGATCTGCAAAGTCACTGTTTCCTGATAACCGGGGCGTGAGCCCCGTTCCGACCCGGAGTAAATATGTTTCTAAAGAGCGAACTGCTGGAAAGTAACGGCAGCAGCGTCACATTGTTCCAGCTTTCGGCGCTTCAGCGAATTGAATACCTCGAATACCTGAAGCAGCTGGAGGCAGTTGAAGCCGGCGATTTCCAGGCAGCCATCACCCTCACCGTAAAAAGTGGGGCGTTCCTCGTGGCGATGTCGCTCTGGCACGGCCACGAACTGAAAGGCTCCCAGGGAGAAAATGCGGCGGCGGAAGTGGCAAAGATTCAGGATGAGGTCATGCAGTCATGGCCGACCGAACTGGTTGCCGAAGCGGAATATAAGGTGAACCTCCTGTCGGGGATGATTGCGCCGGTACCTGATGACCAGGCAGCGTCAGGCGAAGAACGTAATGAACCTGCTGACCCCGTTACTGCGGAAAAGCCCTCGCCAGTGAGCTGAAATTTGCCATGAAACTGGCGCGTGAGTTCGGTCGCCCGGACTGGCGTGCCATGCTTGCTGGCATGTCCTCAACGGAGTACGGCGACTGGAAAATCTTCTACCAGGACAATTACTTTCATGATGCGCAGCTGGACGCACATTTCTCCGGCTTGCTCTACACCATCTCAACCCTGTTTTTTGCCGATCCGGAGTTAACCCCGGACAGTTTCAGCATTCTTAATACTGCGCCGGAACCCATCGACATTGATGAACCGGATGACAATACGCTGATGGCGAAGGCTGCAGGTATTTCAGGAGGCGTGCGCTATGACCCAGACGGCAGTCGGTGATCTGGTCGTTAACCTTGACGTTAACTCGTCGAAATTCAGCGAGCAGCTTAACTACGTCAAAAAAGAATTAAAACAGACCGGCAGTGCGGCAAACGACGAAGCGTTACGTATCCAGCAGTCCTTCAGCCGCCAGGAGAACGCCGCGCGCAAAGCGGGTATTTCTGTGGGTCAGTATAACGCCGCAATGCGTATGCTCCCGGCACAGTTTACCGATGTGGCCACGCAGCTGGCGGGTGGGCAGAACCCCTGGCTGATTCTGCTTCAGCAGGGCGGTCAGGTTAAGGACTCCTTTGGCGGGATCATTCCGACATTCCGGGCGTTGCTGGGGACGATTTCCCCGTTGATGGTCGGCATTGGTGCATTGTCCGTTGCAACGGGCGCGTTGTTCTATGCCTGGTACCAGGGCTCTTCCACTCTGTCTGATTTCAACAAAACGCTGGTACTGTCGGGGAACACAGCCGGACTGACCGCTGACCGCATGCTGGCACTGGCGCGTAACGGACAGGCAGCGGGGCTGACCTTCAACCAGACCAGTGAAGCGCTGACCGAACTTATCAACGCGGGTGTGCGTGCTGGCTCGCGCTTTGATGACATGAGCCAGGCGGTGGCGCGGTTTACCGATGCCTCCGGCGTGCCGGTGGAGAAAGTCGCAGCAGCCTATGGCAAGCTCGCAACTGACCCGACATCGGGCCTGATCGCGATGGCCCAGCAGTTCCATAACGTTACCGCTGAACAGATTGCCCATGTGGCGCAGCTGCAGCGTGCCGGTGATGAGGCTGGCGCACTGCAGGCGGCTAACGAGGCTGCTACAGCCGGATTCAACGATCAGACCAAAGCCATCCGCGACAATATGGGGACGATTGAATCTTCAGCGGACTCCCTGAAGCGCGCCTTCAAGTCGATGTGGGATGCAGCTCTCGATATTGGCCGACCTGACACCGCGCAGGAGATGGTGGCAAAAGCCGAAGCCGCGTTCAAAAAAGCTGATGAAATCTGGAACCTGCGTAAAGGTGACCGATATGTCAATGATGAGGCCCGCGCCCGATTCTGGAATGACCGCGAAACGGCCAGGCTGGCGCTGGACATGGCGCAGCAGCAGGCGGGAATTGCCAGGGCGAACGAAGAGAATGCATCGCGCGAAGCGGCTGCGGAATCGGATCGCCAGAAGTATGCTGCGCAGGCACAGGCAAACTATGCCAAAACGCAGACGGCACTGGAGAAATACACGGCCAGGCAGAGCGAGCTCAACAAGGCGCTGAAAGAGGGGCGGATCCTCCAGGCTGACTACAACATCAACCTGGCTGCTGCGAAAAAAGAGTACGAAGACACCCTTAAAAAGCCGAAGAAGACCCCGGCAATCAGAACCCCCGCAGGTGCCCGTGCCACCGATACGGCCAGCGCCCAGACGCTGGAGCTGCAGGCACAGCTGCGCACCCTGCAGGAGCATAAGAGCATCAATGACACCATCAGCCAGCAGCGTCAGGAGCTGTGGCGTCAGCAGTCCCGCTTTACGGTTCTGGAAGAGGCCGCGAAGACCCGGACGCTTTCTGCTGAGGAAAAATCCTTGCTGGCCAGTAAAAGCGAGGTACTTTCCCGTGCGGAGCTGAATGCGAAGCTTGGCGATCAGATAGTGGCGCAGGAGCGGCTTAACCGCCTGCAGGATACGTCCCAAAAATACGTCACGCAGATCGGCGAGAAAACCCGAGCCCTGGCGGAAAGTGCTGGCATGAGCAGTCGTGCAGCACAACGCCGCAATGAGGAGGCCCAGCTTCTTCAGGGCTGGAAAAATGGTGGCGGTTCGGAGAACGACGCTGGTTATCAGAATGAGCTGCAGGCGCTGCAGGCGTATTACGCCGAGCAGGATAAGCTGCGGGGCGACTGGCAATCCGGGGCCAAATCCGCATGGGCAGATTATGTTGATTCTGCTTCAGATGCTTATGGCCAGATGAAGTCGATTGCCACCAGTGCGTTTGATGGCATCGGGCAAAATATGGCTGACATGCTGACGCGCGGAAAGGCTGACTGGGCTGACTTCACCCGCTCCACGCTCTCCATGCTGACACAGATCCTGCTGAAACAGGCGATGGTCGGTCTGGTGGATTCAGCGACAAGCGCGCTGGGATTTGCAGGTGGCGGTTATACCGGTTCAGGCGGGAAATATGAACCTGCAGGTGTCGTTCACCGTGGTGAATTTGTTTTCACCAAAGAGGCTACCAGCCGGATCGGCGTCGGCAATCTTTACCGGATGATGAAAGGGTATGCCACGGGTGGGTATGTCGGGGGCGGTGGTACAGGTCCAGCTGCAGCACCTTTCGGTGTCAGTGTATATGCCCCGGTGACGGTCGAAAATGCTCCCGGTAACGCACAGCAGCAAAACGACGGAGACAGGCTGGGTAAAGCGTATCAGCAGGTGATTAACAAATCTGTCAACGATGGTATTGCCAGGGCAATCCAGCCCGGTGGGCTTATCTGGAATGCGACCAATCGCAGGTAACAGTTATGACGATAGAAACATTCTCCTGGGGGATTAAGGTCTCCAGCCAGCCCACCGAGGGAAGCAAAGACACAGTCAGGAAGGTCCAGTTCGGCGACGGGTACGCACAGGTGAGCGGCTCAGGTCTGAATGACGAAATTCGCACCTATGAGTTTTCCTTTTCCGGTGATCCGACTACTGCGAATGAAATTCATGCCTTCCTTCGGCGGCATAAAGTGAAGTCGTTTATTTTCACTCCGCCGTTCGGCGATACCGCGCTGTGGCGTGTCGAGGCTGACACGCTCAAAAAGGTGGTTAAAAACGTAAAAGTGATAACCGTAACCGCAACGTTTGAACAGGCATTTGCACCATGAGTCTTAATGCTGATTATCAAAAACTCGAGCCGGGCAATGAAGTCCGGCTTTTTTCTGTCGATGGCACAGCGTTCGGTATGTCAGATGTACTCCGCTTTCACGCACATAACATCGCGCATACCCCGGAAGAGATTGAGGCTGCAGGCGGGGATGAGAATAAACTTCCGGCGAAATCCATCTGGTGGCAGGGGGAGGAGTATAAAGCCTGGCCGTGTCAGGTTGAGGGTATTGAAGCGACCACGGACGGTACCAGCCCACAGCCAAAACTGAGTGTGGCGAACCTGGACAGCTCGATCTCAGCGCTCTGTCTGGCGTATGACGATCTGCTGCAGGCGAAAGTGAGTATCCACGACACGCTGGCACAGTATCTGGACGCCAGAAATTTTCCGCAGGGCAATCCCACCGCAGACCCGTCACAGGAAAAGCTGAAGGTCTTTTATATTGACGCCAGAAGTACCGAGACGGATGAAACTGTTGAATTTACGCTTTCCAGTCCGATGGATTTACAGGGGCAGATGATACCTACGCGGCAGCTGCATTCGTTATGCAGCTGGTGCATCCGGAACAAGTACCGGACCGGCGACGGCTGCGACTATGCCGGAACGCGCTATTTCGACAAAAACAATAATCCGGTTGACGATCCCTCGCTGGATGTCTGCAACGGCACACTGACGGCCTGTAAGCTCCGGCACGGAGACAACAACGAGCTGCCGTTCGGCGGTTTCCCGGGTACATCTCTTATCAGGAGCTGATATGCGCCAGAAAACCATTGATGCCATCATGGCACACGCTGCAGCGGAATATCCGCGCGAGTGCTGCGGCGTGGTGGCACAGAAAAGCCGGGTTGAGCGCTATTTTCCCTGTCGTAATCTCGCAGCAGAGCCGACCGAACATTTTCATCTTTCACCTGAAGATTATGCAGCGGCAGAAGACTGGGGGACGGTGGTGGCCATTGTTCACAGCCACCCTGACGCGACGACGCAGGCCAGCGAGCTGGATAAGGCGCAGTGTGATGCAACGTTGTTGCCCTGGCATATTGTGAGCTGGCCAGAGGGGGATTTACGTACCATTCAGCCACGCGGGGAGCTCCCATTGCTGGAGCGACCGTTTGTGCTTGGCCACTTCGATTGCTGGGGTCTGGTAATGAGCTATTTCCGGCAGACCCACTGTATCGAGCTCCACGATTACCGGGTGGATTATCCCTGGTGGGAAAACGACTACCCGGACAATTTCTATCAGGAGTGCTGGTACGAGTGCGGATTCAGGGAGTTTGATGGTCCGCCTCAGGAAGGGGACCTCGTCATCATGCAGGTGCAGGCCGATAAGTGGAATCATGCCGGGATTTTACTGGAGGGTAACATGCTGCTGCACCATCTTTATGGGCATCTGAGTCAACGTGTTCCTTATGGCGGATACTGGCAGGAGCGCACAATGAAGATCGTTCGCTATAAAGATGTAATGGCAGGTGAAACATGCAGGAAGTAATGACCCGCATTGAGCTTGGCGGCGTGCTCGGGAAAACATTCGGTAAAATTCACCACCGCCTGATTTCCCGTGTAAGCGAGGCGGGAGTGGCGCTCGCAAAGACTATTCCGGGCTTTGAGCAGTTTATGATTTCCAGCCAGCGCCGTGGGCTCACATACTCCGTATTTAAGGGTAAAAAAAACATCGGTGTGGATGACCTCGGTTTCCCGGTTACCGGCGATGTTATCCGTATTGTCCCGGTAATCATCGGGAGTAAAAAAGCCGGTTTGATTCAAACTATCCTGGGCGCAGTATTAGTGATTGCATCGATCTGGATGCCAGGTCTGAGTATAGCTGCCAGCAATATGATGTTGGCTGCTGGGGCGTCCATAACGCTGGGGGGGGTAGTTCAGATGATATCCCCTCAGGCTACAGGGCTGGCCAGCAAACAGAGCTCAGATAACCGCGCCTCATACGCGTTCGGCGGAGTCACAAATACCGCCGCACAGGGTTACCCGGTTCCGCTCCTGTACGGCCGCCGGAGAATCGGCGGGGCAATTATTTCTGCCGGAATTTATGTCGAAGATCAGCAGTAGTTAACAAACCTTTTTACAAGCCACCTTCGGGTGGCTTTTTTTATGGGCGCGATATGGCTAAAACAATTACCGGACGAAAAGGCGGGAGCGCCAGTTCCCGAACTCCCACCGAACAGCCTGATGATCTGCAATCTGTAGCGAAGGCAAAGATCCTCGTTGCGCTTGGGGAAGGGGAGTTTGCTGGACAGCTCACCGGGAAGGATATCTACCTGGACGGAACGGCGCTGGAGAACGCCGACGGCTCCCAAAACTTCAGCGGCGTGGCGTGGGAATTC